GCCAAGTCATTGTAAATTGAGAATACAACGCTTGAACCTGGCATCGCTTGCTGAGCAGGGCGCTTGTCAGCCACTGAACGAATCAGTGGTTGTGAACGAAGCGCGAACTCTACATAGCGGTCATAAGCAGTTTTGATTAACCCCGCAAGAGCGGTGGTATCTGTATATGCCATTAGTTCACCTCCTGGTGATTGGTAGTTTTAGTTATTGAACTGAAACACCGAGTAATGCACTGAGTTCTGCAGCACTTTTAGCGCCTAATATCTTTGACATTGAATCTTCATCTACTCCTGGAGGAGTACCTGTTGATACGACATCATTGATGCGCTTCTGTGCTTGTAGTGCAGGGTTCTGAGCCTGGCTCTCGCCTTTATTTGACTCTTGCTGAACACCAAAGACATCGCCATATTCATTGAGCCATGTTGCCACGGCTTCCTCAGTGACATCAATGTCCTGTGGGATAAACGCTGCGACCTTTGGGTTAATACCCTTTGCTGTCAGTACATCCTTTACGGTGCGCTGACGAGTTTGATTCTTTAGAGTTGTTGCTTCTGCTTCAATTTCTTTCAAACGCTTTTCAAGCGTGCGATTTACTTTACGCAGTTGCTTAACGACATCCTGAGGCTCATTGTCCTCATCAAAGAAGTCATCTTCATCATAATTGGTAGCCATCTACCTATCTCCCTTTTGTTAGTTGTATTCGCAATCCACAAACATGATTCGGGGAAACCATGTTGGCTATTGCTACCAGACTTTTACGCCCCCCTGGGCTGGTCTATCAGAGTGGGGATTCTTATATTCTGCTTTCGCTGCCAGTCTTAAGTGATGCAGCACCTAATCCACTGCTACCGCCAAAGCGTGCAGTTTCACGGCTTGCTCTCCTCTGAGATGCAAGGATTGCTTGCTGGTCAGATTCAATGGTTGCCTTGAGTGCTTCTCTGTCTGAGTAAGTTCCTTGTTCAAGATAAGCAAGTCTGCGCTGTGTATCTGCAAGTGTGCCAGATTTACCAATGGCAGTAGTCAAATCAGTTAGGTTCATGTTCTTGTAAACATCTTGTTCTGCAAGAGTTGCTGCTTCTATACCACCAAATGCATTGAAGCCCGCTGTCTTTGCAACGCCAGCAATTTCTGCTGCTCGTGCTTGCTTAAGAAGCAATGGTCCAGCCAAATCACCGTTGAGGAAGTGAGCAGTAATGTCGCCCTCACCAATGTTATAGAACTCTTTAAGGGCTGTGCGAATCTCAGGGTTAGTTGTCTTAGCCAAATCTTGTGCAGCCTGCGCTCTATCTTGCACTTCTTTTGGTGATACTTCATTGCCAATGATTGAACCAAGCATGGTGCGGTTGTCATAAAAACCAACTGGTAAGTCAAAGAATCTTAAAGTTTCAACTATTTGATTTTCAAGTTTAATATAAGCATCTTCTGTAATTGTGCGGTTCTTACCACGCAATGCAGCCATACCAGGAAAGCGTGCTTTGTATGATGGTTGGTCATACAACTTAAGAAGCGTATCTTCGGTAGACACATCTCCAAGAATCTGAGAACTAATAAACTCTGAAAATGCTGGGTCATCAATACCATTGGCTTTGAAGGTAGCAATCAACTTGTCAGAAGCCTTGACTTTAACGGCATAGGCATTATCTGCTGCAACTTTTGCTGCTGCATCTTGACCTGATTTAAAAGCCTTATCAATATCAGCCTGTGAAAAACCACCAGAGAATCCCGTAGCGCCTCCTGGCATAGTGCCAGTGGCTCCTCCACCATCTACCTGAGTAGGGCTTACTGTAGGAAATGTAGTAGTAGGAGTAGTCGTAGTTGGCTCTGTGGTTGTAGGTGTTGTTGTAGTTGGTGTTGTAGTTGTAGGTTCTGTAGTTGTAGGCGCAGAAGTTGCTGGAGCGCTTGTAGCGGGTGCAGAAGTAGCAGGTGCGCTAGTTGCTGGAGCGGAAGTTGCAGCCTTTGCAACAGGTGGTTCAACATAAACTTTAGTGTTTGACCAAATCATGCTGCCACCCTGATACTTAGGGTTGCTAGTAATTGTTGGGTTATATGAAAGAAGTTGTTTAAGTGTTAAACCATTGTCTTTTGCAATTTGACTAAGGGTATCACCAGATTCAACTCTAACGGCACGGTCATCTTTTGGGTCTGCTACTGCCACTATGCCACCATCCCAAACTTCTGTAGAATTGAATACGCATACTTGTCGTATTGGTCATTAGCGTTCTTTGTATACTGCCAACGCTCATCGCCACGAATCATCTTGTCTGCTTCCCACAATGGGCGAGCAACAATTTTGCTTGGGTCTTTAGGGTCAACTGATTGAAAAATCTTTCCATCTTTAAACAATGGGTCATCCCATTTAATAGTGTCAGGGTCAACCTCAAGTAAATCTGCAGCCTTCTGACGGTAGTTAGATGTTAAATCCCAAAGGCTTACGCCAGCGTTAATCTGGTCAGCAAAAACACCATACTTAGTAGCAGTGTTCTTACGAATTTCAGCCTTAATATCATCTTCGGTGGAACGAACACGCACACCATTTTTATCTACTAAACCAACAAGGCGTTGTGTGTAATTAGTTCTATCTCCAGCAGAAACAGTAACTCCCATTGTGTTGGCATAATCTGCAACATTTTGAACTTGTGCTGAATAAAGTCCACCTTTAATTTTTTTAACAATATCAGGGTTGCTTGTAATAACACCTTCAATTTGTGTTGTTGTCCAACCATGAAGGTAAGCATTTTCACCTAAAGCAGAAAGATAATTAGATACCGATGGGTCAGATGCATCAAGCCCAAGGTCTGTGGCAACCTTGGATGCCGATAAGCGAAATTCATTAACGCCTTCACGGTATGCGTTTTCGCCACCTTTAACACGGTCAATAAGTTTTTGAGCAACTGTTGGTCCGTTTAAACGATACCAGTCAGTGTCGTTAATCATTTGAGCAATTATGTCTGCTGTATATTTAAATGAACCATCGGGCTTGCGAACACTTTGGTAAAGAGCATTTAATTCAGGGATTGTCTGCAATGCAGTAATAATCCATGTGGACATAGGTGCATCGGGTTTAGTTGTGTCTGCCATTATGCTTTAAGTCCTAACGCTTTAGTCAATGCATTTCCAAATACATCTGCTGTTTGGAAGTCGCTATATCGTGGGTCTTGTTTTGCGTAAGCCTCAACATCGGCAAGCACATCTGACTGTCCATAACCTGGTGTAGTTTTAACCCTTGTTGTATTGCCAGTAGTTGTGCGTATTGTTTTGCTTGGGTTCTTGGCTTCGTTCTTACGAACAATTTTAAGAATATCTTGAAACATTTTATCATCAACATTAGCCAATCCAAGCGATTGAGCCAGTTGACGCTTTGTTAAAGTTTTAACATCAGACTCAGCCATTGGGCTTGTATCAATGGTTGTGCTGGTTTGGCTTCCGCCACTACCGCTTATACCTTTTGTTAAATTAAGAATATCCCATGGTGTCATCTTTGCTCCAGCCTTGCTGTAAGCCTGAGATTGTTCACCGTAATAAGTCCAAGCAGCATGGAGTTGTTTATCTTGTTCCATTGCATTACCAGTAAACATAATGCCAGCACTTTGAAACTTATTTCTTATGTCTTTAATTCCTTCGGCAGTAGTAGGAAACATCTTTTCCCAATTACCTGTGCTAACAACTTCTGGCTTTAATGTATCTGGTGTTTTTGTTCCTGGTTTTAAAGGAGCCATCCAAGAACCTGGAACCGTAACTTGCTTTCCAGTGTAAACGCCAAAGTTACCTAAACCACTAATAGCAGCATCTTGCCCATATTGTAATTTAAGCCCAGGCAAGTCTGCAATTTTAAGTCCAAGTTGTTTATTCAATGGTGAGTTAACTAAAGCATTTGGGTCAGCACCATTGGCAAGGGCAGCAACGATTGCTTGTTCATCTGCTTGAATACCAAGTTGTGCAGCAGATGTTTGGTCTTGATTATTGCCACCCATTGCTTTGCCAATACTGCCAGCAGCCTGAGCGCCACCATAAATTCCAACTGCGCCAATTAAGGCTTTCTTTTTTAAACTCATTTTGGCTTTTGTTGTAATAGCCTCACCAACAACTTCGCCTGTAGTTTCTGCACCTTTTTTAGCAAACTTGGCAGCAATTAACCTACCTATGGATGACTTGCCTAATGCTTGTGCAATACCGCCACCTACTACAGCAGCACCACCAAGTGGATGTTCCATCCAAAATGCTTGAGGTAGGTCAGCCTTCTTAGCAATACCTTTAAGGTTGCGTTGCCAAAATGCTTGATTAGGTAGCACACCTTCATTGTCAATAATATACTGCACATCTTTTGCAGTTTTAATATATGGAAGGTCTGCAGCAATGGCTTTGTCATCAATACCAGGAAACGCTTGTTTTAGAAGCGCTGTCTTTTCTATATCTGTTAGTTCTGCCATAGTCCTATCCCAAGGTTACAGGGTCATTTTGCAAGAATCGTTGGTAGAAACCATCAAACTCTCCACCAGATTCATGCCGTAATGCCGCTATTGTGTTGTCCCACAGTTGCTTTAAATCTTCGTTGTCTTTTGCATCAAGCGAGCCAGCACTGCCTTCTGCTTTTCTGCTTGCTAACTCACGAGCAATCTGTGTGCGAGTGCTGTAGTAAATTGCTATCTGAGTAACAACAGGTCGGCTGCCATTATCTTTTAGCCATTGTGGGTCGGTAAGTATTGTTTTAATTGTTTGCATACGATAAATCCATTTACCTTTATCTACGCTGTAGAAATCAGCAGCCCAGTCTGGATTAGATTTTGCAAGTTGAGTGGTAAACATTTGCTTTGCAAGTAGCAAATCTTCCGCTCCACGCTGTGTGTATTGGTCATAACCTTGAGCAGCAAGTTGCGTATCAAGATAATCTATAGCCTTACGATAATCAATCCAACCCATTTTTTTATTAGCCTCTTGTTTAAGAAGCGCTGGGTTGCGTTGACCACGGAAATTTTCAGTTGAACCAGGAACTGGTGAATTACTCATTTGCCACTGGTATGCAGCCTGGCTAAAGTCATATTTACCGCTTGGGTCGTTTACTATAAAGCCAATCATTTCAGGAGAAGTTGCACCAATTTTTGAAATAAGTGGCTTATACTTTTGAATATTTGCATTAGCCTGTTGAGATGCATTAACACCAGTATTATTTAAAGAAGCAGAGATTGTAGCCTCAGCCATTTCTGGATACATCTGCAAGAACAATGCATCTGCATCGCCCTTATATGTTTGTTGCAACTTACGGTATTGCTGTGTATACCAGTTCAAAGGCGAGTCATATTGTGCAGCAAATGGAAGTATAAGGTTAGAAAACATTTTAACCCTATACATGTTGTTTGTAAGATTTGATACTTCTTCAAATGTTGGTTCTGTGTTTCTATCACCAAGACGATATTTGATTAACTCGTAGCGATAAACAGTATTAAATGTTCTTGACCATTGACCATCACGGGTGGCTGACCAAGTTTCTGCAGCCTTTTGTGCAGCAGGTGGCAAAATAGATTTAGCAGTTGCTTGAAGTAAATTGCCTTCTTGTGGACCAAAAGGAATAATTGGCTTAAGGATGCTTTCCAAATCTGGGCGCATCTTTTCCAATTCACCTGCAGGTATAGCAACGATTGGTCCAAAACCAGCAGTTGCTTCACCTTGAAACATAACATCCATAGACCTAATTGGAATACTTATTTGACTTCCCGCACTGCGAATAGCAGCAGCAAGTCCAGAAGCACCAGGTATTTTTTCCATGGTTTGCATAAAAGATTCAGGCATAGGCAAAACAATTACATTGTCATAACTAAACTTATTTGTAGGGTTTCCATTGGAATCTACAACATTGTTTTGATTGCTAAGAGAGGCAGTAATTTGCCCAGCCTTAGCAACTGCCACTGGGTTATCTGATGACAGTGTTGCCCAACGGCGAACTGTGTTTTCCCATGCGCTAAAGAACGGCATAATGTAACGCATTTTTTCGCCAGCGTATGACTTACGCATAATTGTAAAGAGAGTTTTATTTACTTCTTTACGAGTTGATTCAATGGCATCTTTGCGAAGCCCATTGATTTCATCAACGGTAAGTTCAGCATTGGCATCACCAATTTGTGAGCGCTTTAAAGATAACGCAATGTTTGCACGCTGTTGCATTTCGCTACGGTATACAGCACGAGCCAATGGGTGACGAGCAAGTGTAGTTTCAGGTAATGAACCAAGGAAATAGAATAGTTTATTTACTACAGCCTGGGTTCCATCTTGCCATCCGCTAATCTTTGGACCAACTGGAACAACGCTACCAATAATGTCTGGCATTGTTGGGTTGTCTTTAAAGTGTTCACGAAGCCATATTTCATTAACTTGCTTATTACGGAAAGCCTCTTGAATACTAGAATCTGGAAGATAACGCTGGTATGCACTATGTAGGTTTCCTACAAAGTCCTCAGCACTTGTTCCAACATTAAGGTTTTCGCTTGCCACCTTAAATGCTTGGTCATCAATGTTCATTTTAGATGCGTAGGTTTTACCCTCTGGACTACGCAACCATTTGATTACAGACTCAGGAGTTTTTCCATTTAAAAATTGCTCAATGATTGGGTCAATTTTATTCTCCGTAGGTGAACGAAAAAAGTTATTAAGGAAGTTTGCATAGCCAGTAAAATATCGTGGGTCTTTAGTGCTTAAGCGAACTTCGTTCATATTGCCATAGCGTGCTGCAAATAATTGAGATGGTGAATCTGCAAGTAACTTGTAAGTATCAGCGTTGTCTGTGCGTTGTGCAAGAATCTGACCAAGTTCGCCATGGAAAGCATCTGGATATTCAATAACAGTGCCATCGTAAAGTTTTGCTTTACGCATACCTGTGCCAACAAGTTTTTTAGAGGTAGTTAAACGATTTTCCTCAGCAACACGAGCATCAAGTTTTACCAACATCTTTTCGTGTTTTGCTCTAGCAATAGCATCTCTATCTGCTAAATCACGAATTAAAGATGTTATGCCATCGGTTGGGTATTTACCGCTTCCGAGGTGGTTGGCGAGGTCGTTAAGGCTTGCTGCACGATTTGGTTGGCTAAGTTCTGGGCGAACGCCTTGCGTTCCTCTGGTGACATCTGACCGAAAGGCTTTGGTGCCTTGACCCAATGCAAACCCTGCGCTTGCTCCTTCATCGCCTGTTCCTCCTGTTGAAATAAATCCATCTTCACCTCGTGCGTATGCATCAAGGTCTGCTATGCCCTGTTGATTTCTTTCTTTACCAAGTTTAATAGCCTGCGCTTTATCCTTGATAACATTTACTGGGTCAGCCCAGATGTGCATACTACCATCTTCGGCAGGTGCAACCCAAAATCCAAAGTGGTCAGCCTGTGCAAACTTATCAACAGTGTTTTCAATGTGCTCGGTTAAGTGCTGAGCCATGGCTTCTGGGTTAGCCTTAGCAGCATCAAGGCTGTATTGGAAGGTTCCGCCACGAACTGCCACGGCAAGACCGCCATCAGGAACATCGCCTGTCATAAACTTAAATGTGCCACCATTGTTTTCAATGGTTTGTTGAATCATTTGAATAATTTTAGTTTGGTTACTTGTTACTGTGCGAGTATTACGAATAGCATCAAGTTGGCGTTTGGCAAGAATCTGTGCTGGTTTATTAGTTCCAGTTTCAACCATTGTTGGGTCAACCAAAACAGTAGCACGACCATTAGCCTTAACATCTGGAAGCGTTACTTTGCCAATACCATTGGCACGCATCCAATCAAAGATTTCTTTTTCTTTACCCTTCCAGGAATCTGGTTTACGGGCATCAAGACCAAGAGCCTTAAGTTCTGGATAATCGTTTAAACCAAGTTTTACTCTTGTGCCATTATTAGTGCGAAGGTCAACATGAGTTCCAAATACTTTGGATGAAATAACTTGTCCCTGATTGCCAGGTTTACGAACTCGGAAAGTTCCTTCAACAAGCATCTTTTGTGAAACGCTATCTGGGTCAACAGCACGCCATGTTCCAGATTGTGGATTGTAAAGTTCTACTTGGTTACCTTTGGCAACACTGTTACGGAATCCATCTTTCATATCTGCAGCAATAGTTTGCATTGCAAGTGAAGGTTTGCGTATGCCACCTTCTTTAATAAGAGCGCCAGTTTCTGCGCTGCGAAGGTTCTTTGGCATAGCATAAGCACGACCAGTAGTGCGCTTGTAAATCTCAGATGCTGAGATTGTTGGCATGCCTTTTTCTGCATAACGCCCAGCAATATCATCTGAATAAGTCATAGCCAATGGGCGATTAGGATTAAATCCACGAAGTGCTGTAGGTGAACCATGATACAAATACTCACCACTACGGTATGAGGAAATGTTTAAAAACTCCATGGTTTGTTCTTCTGTAAGTTGACCTCGTTTAAACGCAAGTTCAACTGCTGCCATGTGGTCATCAATTTCTTGATTTAATTTAGCAATTTGTGCACGCTCTAGTTGAACCTGAGCCATTGCACTACGAAGTTTTACTGAATCTTCACGCAAACCTTTAGCAACAAGGCTTCTATCTGTCATACGGTCCATGCCGATTTGACGATGTTCCCACCAGTTTTTAAAACCATCTTTGCTTAGGTCTGATGCAGCAACTAAACCGTATCCCTTTGCAAGAATAGACATTGTGGCTTCGCCAACATTTCGCACAGTGTAACCAAGGCGCAAAAGAACTGATGCTTTCCATGCATCATTAAGTATTCCATAAAGATATTGGTCCCTATCAGGGTCAACAATGCCATGGCTACCTTCAATAGCCTTAATCAAACCACTGTTTTCTTTAAGGATACGAGCATAGTTTTCTAAGTCAACCATAGGCAAAGCATTGGCACCTTGGCGTTCAAGATAAGGAATTTTAAGGATGGTGTCATCATTGGTCATTAAAAACTTACGGTCTTTAATTGAATCCATTGCTGTTTTACGGCGACCCTTGTATGCGTTCCAAATAAATTTGGCTGTTTCGTCTGAGATGCCAAGTCCTTCATGGATTGCAGTTGTTGCAAAATCTTCAAATGACTGCGCTACACGAGTGCGGTTTTCTGGAATATCTCCAGCCCTAAGAAAGTCATCATAGTGGCGTTCAATAATTGGAGCAGCCTTTTCGTTACCAACAATACGGCGAAGCATGCCAGCAAATGCTTGCATTTCTTTAAATGAATCTGAATCGTTAGCATTAAAATAACCAGCAGGGCGTTCTTCTGCCCACTTTTCTGCAAAGTTAATTACCGCTACAACTGGATGATACTTAGTTGGTTGGAAAATACCAAAGGTTGGATAAGCAGTCATCTCGTCTGCCTTGATACCCATTGCACGAGCGTACTTACGCTCAGCCTGTTGTACTGCTAACTTTTCAAATGCAGATGTACCAAATGTACGCTTGCTTAGGTCTGCACCCTTTTCAGTTAACTTAGTTAAGTAATCAAAGTAAGGGTCTTTTGCTAGTTGCGCTACATGTTCTGCTGCTGCATCAAGCATATTGACATCTTCTGTAATTCCATTGGTTGGAATATTGTTAAGGATGTCCTCATCCATTTTAGATACTGGCTTTAATTTGTCATAAACAAAAGCCAAATCTTTGCGCTTATCAACAAGACGACCCATTGCTACTGTGTCTTTATTGGAAAGAGCAAGAAGTGTATCTGCTACATCGTCAACAGTTTTTACTTCACCAAGAAGCCATGACATAGTTGGGGCATCATTAGATGCTTGAACTGCTGGGTGGTTAATGATTTTAGTTGCATCATTTTTAGCAAACCACTCCATTGTGTTATACAAACTACCGTCAGCATTGCGACCTTCGTTAATTTTTGCAGCCAATGTTTCTGGTGAAATAATGGTTGCTTTACGAACGGCATTTGGTTTAAACAAAAATTCTCTGCCCAAAGAACCAAGAGTTGCATCAGTGCCACCCATTGGGCGAGTAACTAATGCTGCTTTGGCTAAGCCTAGTCCTTTACCAACCTTACCTAGTGGGTCAGTTACTGTTGTAAAAAATGTGTCATAGGCACCAGATAAAGTTTTATAGCGCCAATTTGTGTCAAAAATTTCACGGTCTTTAGGGTCAAAAATATTAAAGTTGCCATGCAATTCAGTGGCAGTTGGGTCTAGGCTTGATTGCAAATATGCAATAGATTGCCCAATAGAAATGTCGCTACGCTGATTCCATGCTTCTTGAAAATTACCAGTGGCAATACCAGTTGCTAAAGCAGACACTGGTTGACGAGCATATTTGCCACCAACATCGTAAATAAAACGAGAAGCAGGAAGCAATACATCATTAAATGTTGCGCCTAAAGCCTTGCGTGGTAGGTAAGTAGTGCCAGCAAGAGAAGCCTTAAATGTATCTCCTGCTAATTGGAAAGCATCACCCATCCATGATTTGTCATTGGTTGCAACAGATGCAACATCATGTAACAATATTGGTAATCCAATTTCATTACCAAAGTTTGATATTTGCTTTCCAGCCCAATTACCTAAATTATTTACAAATGTCATTAAAGAACGCTCCGCAAATAACGAACATAAGTGCGGAAGGCGTTAGAAGCGGAAGGAGATTCTGCAAGAAGTGAAAGCGTTGGCAATGCTGTAAGCATGCGCTTACGGTCCTCAGTTGCAAGAGTCTGGTCATTTGCATACATAACTTCGCTACCAGCACCAGGACCTGTATCAACACCAGTAGTAACTGGCTCATCAGGGCGTTGTGTTGGTGCATCTAACGGAACAATTTGCTGTCCGACTGGTGCTGTTTGTGGGCGACCCATTGAAGGAGTTGCTGCAAAAGTTGGAGAAGCGTTCATTGGAGCAGATGTCTGTAGTTCTTGCATGGCTTGATTTTCGCCATAAGCCCCACCAGTCATTGCTTGCGCTGCTTGTGTTCCGCCATTACCACTGCCACCTGTTGCTGAAACAGAATAGTTATTCTGCGGTGCAGTTGGGCGATTGCCTCCTGATGCCATGTGCATCTCCTTTCCAATTAAGGTCAGTATTTAAAAGTAGTGAGCAGTTTTTAAACTTACTCAGGTTTAATACTTACTTTGAGCCTCTTGTGCCCTTAGGTGCCTTTGTTAACATTGTTGTTGATGCGCTAGGCTTTGAAGCCTTAGGCATACCAGCGTTTGTAGGCTGTTGAACATTTGCCTTTCCAGCGCCACCCTGATTAGCAGGCTTTGATGCTTTGCCAGGTTGGTTGTTTGGATACTTTGCTGTGCTTGTGTTTGCCATGGTTACCCTCCCCCCTTTAGATAGGTTGTCGCCGTGCGACTGTTGCTTGTAGGTTTGCTTCGCCTCGGTTGTTTAAACCAGCGAGAAGTGAAGAAACATCTGGGCGACCACCTGGAGCAATTTGTCCAGGAGCAATACCCTGCATACGACCAGTTTCGCCTAAGCCCATTGGAAGTTGCCCGCCACCTGCTGCGCTCTCACTTGGCATGCCCATAGATTCGGGACTTACTGAGCCTGGGGCTGCAGCAGGTGCGGGATTCTGCGGTTGGAACGCCTCTTGGATTGCTATTTCAATAGCAGTTCCTTTTTGGCGAGCACTGATTACATACGAAAGTTTGCGTAGGATGTCGGATGGGTCTTGTCCTTGACTTGCAAGGGCTGGAATTGCCTGTGCGTATGAAGCAATCGCTTGTTTCATAGCATCACGCAGTTCTTCTGTTTCAACCTTTTCTTCTTCTTGTGTTGCATTAAAGGAGAAAGGCATTTGACGGCGTAGGAAGTCACGAGAAATCAACTTGTCACCTCGTGCTTGTAGTCCAAAGACCAGTGCACGGTTAGGGTCAAGTCCTGCCATCAAGCCATACTGCACATCAACGGTGTAATCACCATCAATGTCACGGGCTGGCTTGTATTTAATGTTGTAAGGGGTGCCATTGTAAACACCTTTTAGTTCTTTTTCCATTTTGCCAAAGATTTTTTCATCTACTCGTAGCGCTAACGCTAACAATTCTGTAAATGTACGGGCAAACATTGCATGTGCTGTCTTGATTTGTGTATCAAAACCACCCATAAGAGCCTTAACACCCTGACCAGTAATGATTGAAGCATCAATATTACCTGTTCGGGCATCTGGAAAACGGCTACCTAGACGGAGTTCTTGCTCAAGAACCTGTGACTGTGCGAACACATTGCTAGGAAGTTCAAGTGGGACTCGGCGAATCTCATTAGGCTTACTGGAGCGCATAATTGCATCAGGTCCAAGGGCTAACTCCTGACTATCCAAAGGCATCGCAATCGGTGCCTGAACTGATTTAGTTGCTGCTTCAAGGGAAAGTAACGCATAGCGTGCTTTAGCAACTTGAATAGCAAGTACATCATCAAACTGACCACGAGATTGGTCGTCTAATGAAGGTCGTTGTACAACACGAATTAAGCACTCACCCATTGGGTTAGGTGCACGGTCTAATACAAGATTGTTTTTCTGTGGCATGAATAGAACATCTTGGTCCTTATCATGAAAACGAACAATCTCAGATACTGTTGTTGTGTTGTTCTTGTCGTAAATTAAATGTGCTACTTCTGGATACTTAGCCATTAGTTCTTCTGTTGGCTTCATCATGCGCTGGAAGAACATAGTTACACGACCATAGCGGTCAATAACTGGGTAACTTCCTAGTGCATCAAAGAACTTAATGCGAGGCATGTTCTCGTCAATATCAATTTCAACCTGTGCAGGTACAAATCCGTAGGTTACATAACGGTCTGCAGCATTAAACATTTGTGATTGTAGGTCTGAAAAGTTAACAATACCGTTGACAATTTCGCCACGCTTATCAGCCTTCTTACGGGCTGCCTCTGAAACCATAGATGTAGAAGTACATCCAAATGACGGTAGAGGTGCAATAACTTCTGCAATGTCACGAGCAGCAATATCCACCATATTAGCCACGATAGGATTCTCAAAAGGACCATCGGGAAAAAGGTCTGGGTAAACATCACGCATCTTGCCTTGACGAACTTGGAGAACCTGATTCATGCGTTGGTCGCGGTCATCGTACATACGGCGGTATCTGTCGTAGTAGTTCTTAATCTCATCTATGGAAAGTGCCATGTTCACCTCCTATCTTAGTTGTATGC